CGCCTGAGTCAACTGGCTAGACATGCCCGTCTCAGCCCAGTTCTTCGTCACCGCATCCTGCGCCAACGTCGGGTCAGCAAGATCCGTGATCTTGTTCGACCCAGCATCCAAGTCGCCACCAAGAGCGGCAGAAGTCAGAGTCTTGTTCGTTAGCGTTTGAGTCTTACTGGGCTGAACCATCTGGGCGGCAACATCATCAGCCATGTCCCTGAACGCTTGCGGACCATCAGCGACATCCGCGTAATCAGGAACCGTAAAAGTAACCGTCTCACCAGTAGGGGTGTATTCGGTGGACATCTTTCTCCTCTTTGAATAGAAGGTTTGCAGCCCTCAGTTCTCCTTACGGAACCACCGAAGTGGCCCCGTAAGGAGTGGTGAGGGTTGAACCCCTTATGAGTTGTGAGTTGCCTCAGTCACTACAACCGCGCCAGCTTCCTCGCGGTAGACCTGCCAACCAGCCCATCCAAACCAACCGATGCCCATTAGACGACCAAATTTATCCAGGGACGGCGTCACCGTGGTTCCGAATTCACGCACGACACCTTCAGCGAGACCCTGCTTACCAAGAACCAGAGTCTTATACTGCTTGTCGTTGTCGGAATCTGCAGCGATCGTCGGGATGCGGGCGCTTTCTATAAATTTTACGCCTTCGTAGACGCCCACTTCGCCACTCCACAGCATTGCGTTCGCGTTATCCGCGTAGTAGTGCGGCAAACGCCAACCAGCAGCATCGGTCTCTTCACGAAGATCAACCGCCTGATCGGGGTGGATCATCGCGACGTAGTAGCCGTCCTCGAACTCCATAACATTGTTGCTACGGAACGTAGCGACGATGCGACGGATAGCGGCAGACTTCAACGTACCGATCTGAGTGTTAGCACCATCACCAGAGGTGAGAACACCGCTGGAGTTAACGTGGTACTTCGAGAACCCGTTGCCGGTAACGCCACCGGAGGTGCCGTAAGCGACATTCTCGACCAGCTTGTCTACCGAGTCACGCATGTTGCGTGCGATCAGTTCAGCCTGGTACGGGTCGATCTGCGAGAACGAGAACTCACGCAGACGCATCGAGGTGACCGTCGCATTGCCGTACTCCTGCGGGGTCAACGTGACCTTCGCGGGTGCCGGAAGCGCGACATTGTCGGGATCCTCGTACTCGTTCAACGGGGTTGTTGCCAAAGCGAGGTCATTCCCCTGAATGAACATATCGACAGACGATCCTGGGTGAGCAACGTCGACAGGCCGCACATCGGCGAAGCGCCGAAGCATGGGCTCTGTGCGAAGCTTGAAACCGATTACCTTATCGAATGTTGCCTTGATCACCTGAGCGGCAAGGTCACCATTCGCTACGCCGCTGGAAGCGGCAGATCCGGTAATCATGGGACCAGGAAGGTCGTTGCCATCAAAATTGACAGCCATGTTTTACCTTTCTTTCTTGATGAGGGCGATTAGGCCTGACGCAAGACCGTCATCAAGTCATCCATGCTTTCGGCGTTCTCGATTCCATCGAGCACGCCTTCCATGCCTGGGGTTGACGTTGTTGAACTACTTGCGTTGGCCATCTGACGAATTGCGGCAGCCTGCTCCGCATCTCTTGCTATAACCGTCTGCTGCGCAGACTGCTCGTCCTGCCCGATACCAAAGATCTCGCCGTTCTCCTCTAGCCAAGCGGCAATGCCTTCTTCATCCAAGTCGGACGGGATGAATTTTGCGATCTTCGGGTTTATTCCCCGTTCATTGAGAGTTGAAGAAAGTAACTGAGAACGCTTCTCCGTTTTCAGAGCGTTGTTCTCTTCCTCCACCTCGCCAAGACGAGCCGACAGTTCCTTGATCTTTGCTCGCAACTTCTTTGGAAGATCAGCCTCATTCGAGTCATCATCCTCAAAGATGTCATTGTCAATATCGGGCATTTCGTTCTCCCTTCTATGCCCATCACCGTGGGTTCGCCACGCGCCAATCCAGCAGGGGAACTGGAATGGGATGTGACTATCGGACTCATTCACTCGTCGGGGCCGACCGATCCGACTGAGGGTTTGTGGGGCTCTACTGAGAGCCGATAGCGCGAGGACTCATCGAGTACTGCGTGATCGCACTACTGCCGCTGAACCGTGCTCGCTCCTGCGACGCAAGCCTGCGCTTCTTATTAGATATGTCCGCAGCACCCTGCATCCCGAACTGGTCAGAGACCAGTTCATCCGTGCTGGTGTCCATGCGGCTCATTCGACCGAGGTCCTCGTACGTGTCAGATATCTCAGCGACCTGCTGGAATCCACTCAGAGCGTTACCGAAGGACTGCCCGTACAAGTCGCTACCAGCGATGGAGTCACGCAAACTGTCGGACACGTTGACGCCAGCAGTATTCGCAGCACCGCCGACAGTCGCCTGACGCAGCCGCGTCTGATACTCGTTCTCAATGAACTCAAGCGCACGATCAGCATCGAGGACGTACGCGGTCATCTCAGCGTCAGTCATCCCGTAGATGCCACGCAGCTCGCTCTTAACCGCTTCGTTCGCGGAGTAGTAAATGTAATTCTTGGCCGTGGTCACACGGTCAGAAACCTCTTTAGGGGAAACGTCATTCACGATCCAAGTAGTGACATCCTCAACGGAACCCCAAATGCCTTGAGGTAGGCCAACGAGAGCCGTGCGGTAACCCTCCTCCAAGGCCACGTAAGTGGCGGGAGACGGCTCAGCCATGATCGGTTGACCGTTCTGCTGACGGTCCCTGTTGATGTCCCGAATGAGTCGAACGGCGGGGAATCTCTCAAAGTACGCGGCCTGATAATTCGGGTCGCGAGACAGGATCCCTGAGATCGTGTCCGCTGAGTTGTATCCCTGACGGACCAGGGCCTCAACGCCGTTCCACAAGCCCATCATCCCGTACGTCTCGAAGAAGGCTCGAGCTTCAGCGAGAGCCGTGTTCACTCTCCGCGTCTCCGCAGCGGCAGCCTCTGCCTGATCCTGCTGAGCACGCCACGCTCCGTAATCGAAACTACTGCGCGTCACAGCAGGCGCAGCCTGCGCACGCTGTATCTCAGCAGCCTGTGCTTCTCTCCGAGCAACCACCGCCTGCATTTGACGCTCGATGCCAGCAATCGCAGCCTGACGCAGACCCGGCGTGGTTGGTGCTCGACGAGCAGCCTCTCGTTGCGCAGCTAAGGCTGCGTACTGCTGGTCAGTCTCGTGATGCCATACGTGAGCCATTACTTAACAAACCCCCAAGTCTTCGAGAATGAAGTCACGGTGTTCATCAACGTGTTCATCCCGTTCTTCGTGGTCTCCCACCTGGGGTCCTGCCGCAGCAGGTTCTCAAAGTCCGTGTACGACATAGCCATAGGGTTACCTTGCGAATCAACACCACCCAAGGCTTGACCGATCAATGGGTCGTCAAGACTTATCCCGTCAGCGTTCAACTCCAGAATCTCAGCCATCCGCTGTGTGTACGGCGAAGCCAGAGCCTTCACCGTCAAACCTCCACGTATCTTGTCCGCGTACAACGGGTGCTTCGCAGCAGCCTGCTCACGAATCCACATCTCCTGATCCGCTTGAGTGGAGTCACCCCGAGCGATCGACTGCGATGCTTCGTTGAACCATTGGTCGCTGACAGAGACTCCGTTGTCTTGAGCGAGAGCGAAGAGGGCGTCGCGAACAGCGATCTGAGATCCTGCATCCGCTTGGACCTTCGACGCTAAAGCGTCGTTCAATAGTCCGATCCGGCCTGCGTCGAACCAGCCCTCAAAGAGGTATCGTTCCGCGAACAGCTCAAGTTCTTCTGCACTTAACGTGGCACCAAGTGAAACCGCTTGACGCCCTACAACGTCACGCGCCTGCTGCATCTGGTCTTCCCAGTCAGCACCACCGAGAGTTTTGGAAAACCACGCCTTACGCCCGTACTCACCGCCGACTGTCTGGTACCAGTCGCTGTTCTTGATGTCAGCTTGAAAGGCCGCTACGGGTTGACGCTGTTGTATCGCGGTCTCAAATAATTGCCTAATGAAAGGGTCAGACTGAAGTAAACGAGCAGCCGTCTGGTAATCACGACCGATCAGCTCGTTCGAGATCCTGTCTTGATCGAGCCGAAGGTCTGCCTTATTAGCCCTGCCGTCATTGTTCAGGTCGTCCAGCGAGTTGACCTCACCATCCTGATTGACGTCAGTCTTTCCCTTAACCTTCGTGGGTTCAGGAGCCATCAGATAACCCTCGAGTCAGATTCCAGCGCATCGATGAATGCGTCCATGTACGTAGTTGCCGCCTGGTACTCCGCGTAACCCTCCTGAGCCCGAGCGAACCGGCCAGCGAAATCATTAGCGTCAAAGCCACCAGAGACAGTTGTGTCCTGATCCGTGCCACCCGCTGAACGGACACCTTCGTCCACCCGAACCAGAGGGTTCTCTTTCTCCTGGAAGTTCAAGGCCTTCAAGAACGCTGCCGTCTCCTGCTTGGAAGCGACGCGACCAAGTTCACGTGACAGCGTGTCATTGATCAAGCGGCGAGCAGTACCCTCATTCGTCAAGTTGACTTGACGAGTGACGTTCCTGAAAGGACCACCACCACCACCGGAACCCTTCTTCTTGATTCCGTCCGGTAGTCCACCCTTAACCCAGTCCTGCAGCACGGCCTCCATGTTGGCCCTGCTGTCTCCACCGGCTTGACGGAGAGCAGCCGTCGTGGCTGCGGCCTTGAAGATCGGATCGAACAGGTCTATGTCACCGTCGGCTGCAGTCGTGACTAGGTCGATGATTCGCTCACGACCAGGAGACAAGTAGTTGAACTGACGGTCCCCAGACTGCTGCGGGACACCTACAGAGAACTCTGTGATGCCGCCTCGCATCAGGTCGTTGAAGTTCACGGCATCCGTGAGGATCGCGCCTTCCGATGTCATGCCATATCCGGCGGTGCCACCCTCACCGAGGCCGAGATTTCCACCGTCAGGAAACCCCTCAAATGTTGGGCCGTACGTTGGTCCCAGAACCTCACGAGTGAGGTTCAGTTGGAAGCCTTCCCTTTTTTGCTCACCCATCGAGGCTGCCAGAGCCTGGTTTTCCGCAATCAGTTGCCGGATGTCGAAACCAGCGGGGTTATTCCCTGCCGCCACCGAAGTCACGGCATCCCTTACGTCGCTAACTCCAGTCGGCGCTGACGGAGTGCCACGCTTCTCCCTGTCCTCACCGGCAGAAGTCACACCACTAAGAGAGTCATCTGATCCACCAGGAAAAACCATTAAGTACTCCTACCAGGCCGAGCTTCAAGGCGATCCGAGCCGAAGAAGCGATCAATCATTCGTGCCAACTCACCCGTCGTGTCCAGACCTGCCGCCTGCATCTTCAACTGCTCGTAAGTCAAAGCAACATCGAGGTTCGCTTTCGCGTCGATGTTGCTCGAAAGACCAGCGTTAGCACGCTCATCCAAGACCGCAATCAGTTGCCTACGGCCCTCATTGAAAAACACCATGCCTTGCGCATAACCCGTGTCACCATGCCGAGACATCCAAGTCTCGTTATTGACAATCAAGTCCATGGCGCGAGCCGACTGGTACGAGCGGTTGCCACCAATATCCTTGTACGACTCGAACCAGTCTGTGTACCGAGAGCCAATGTACTCAACTGCTTGCTCTTTAGTGGCCTTGTAAACTTCCTCAGATATTTCCCCCGACTCAAACAGCGGAGTCAAAACATCCATGGCTTTGTTGTACTCGTACCAGCCAACCTCAGTATTGACATCAATCAGCATGTCCTTGCGCTGCGTTGAGCCAGCACGGAAGAACTTCCCAGGAGCACCCTCGATCTGACGGTTGAACTGCCAAGCGTAGATAGCAGGATCGAAGCCATCCTCCGAGTAGGACTTATCAAACGGGCGAGAACCCATCGTTATGAACGATGCGTCCTCACCAATGTTCGCCAAGTCACCGTAAAGCTCAGGGTTCGACTCGAACTCCTGGAACTCACCGACCGTGGAAGACATACCAGAGGTGCCAGCGGAAAGGCTCTGCGTGAAAGCGAAGTACTCCGTGCCATACGCACCAATGAATTGGTCCTGCGCCTCCTGATACGTGCCACCGTTATCGAACACGGAACGCTCAATGCGACGCCACTCTTGAGCGTAGAACTCATTCTCACTCGCGAACCCAGGAGCGAAAGGCAACGTCAAGTTCATGGCTGCACGCCAACCGAAGAAGATCCTCGCGTCACGCACAGAATCCTCAAACTGAGGAGTAGGACCAGTCCGGTCACCCAACTCCCACTCAACGATCCTGTCCCTGTAGATCGAGACAGCAGCGTTCGAGAACTGAGGAGTGTCACCCCATATGCCAGCAGCCTGACCAGCCTTATTAATCCAAGCAGGGGCGATAGCCTCCCGAGCAATGTCAGCGAAGTTCTTCTCACGAGACGGACCGAACGGCAGAACCGACTCGTAAGCCGCACGAGTCATGCCCTCCAAGATCCCAGAGTTCTTGAAGAACGCATCAACCTCAGGCTGAGCGCCGTTAGTTACGTTCCCCGTGCGGATCGCTTCCGCGTAGTCAGGCTTCATCCCCGCGATAACGGACGTGGGGATCTGCAATAGGGGACCAAGGCCAGGAAGCCAGAAATGCTCACCCTGCAGCATCATGTCCAAGCTGCCCTTAGAGATGCGCAGCGTCCCATTACCCCCAGTCATTGACTGGAACGTCTTCACCGCACGAGGAGTCATCTGAATGACTATTTGGTTCTCATCCACACCCGTGAACTTGTTGCCGATCCGCTGCATGAAGTTGCCGGAACGCTCAACCTGATTGCCCTCACGGTCCTGCACAGCACCGATAGCCTCAGGAGCGTTGAACAGGTACGAGTACCTGATCACATTCTCAGGCTTCTCAACCGGCATACGCAGCAACCAGAAACGCATCGTCGAAGCCCAAGCCGGGAAGAACGGTGCAACGAAACGCATCATGTGCGCCGGAGTACTGATCCTATTGATCGTGTACAAGGTCTCATTGGTCTGCTTCAAAGCCCACCGACGAGCCACGTTATTCATAGCGTTGATCTGCTCCGAGGTGAAGCTGCCATCCCAGTCACCGCGAGCAGCGAACTGCTCGCCGTACAGGTCAACCTGACGTTTCATCTCTTCACGCCAGCGAGCACGGAAGAACGGGTGACGAACCAAGTGGTTCTCAGGCAGAGTGCCCAGAGTCCTCATGATCTTCGCCGTGTTCCTACGCGCAAAGTTCTGCTGATCCAAGACGTATGCGTAATCGGTGAATGCGCCGAGGTCGCTACGCCAGCCAACCTGGCTACGCAACCATTGAGGGTTAACCGAAGCGTCAGCGATATCCCGCCAAACCTGAGCGTAAGACTCACCACTACGACCCTTAACAGGGATGATCGTGTTCAACGTGTCACGGATCTCCGTGATACGCGCATAAGCATCATCGAAAGCGTCATCTCGCAGGATTTCCCTAGGGATAATCCCATCGAATTCGTCCACTCCACCGATGTCACGCAGCCATGCGCGGCCACGCTTCGTCTGCGTCAACTCATCCAGGAACCCTGGAAGCCACTCAGCGAAAGAATTATCGTCGATCGCCAACTCTGGGTTGCTGAGCAACGCCATGGCGACAGGGTCATTCCGGTAGAAACGGTTGAACTGCTCCGCTAGACGCTCGTAATACAGTTCACTACCAGGCGTGTAGTCGTTAACCTGATACGTCTTGCGCAGTTTCCGCACGCTTCTATCGCTGAACCCGAACAACTCGAGGTTGTTGCGACGCTCAGAACCAGAGAGATCCGCGTACATGGCACCCTGGTTGTTCTCACCCAGGGGTCCATCCATGACGATGTCCTCGCCAAATCGAGAAACAATCGTTTCTTGACCAGTACCCATCGTGTTGGACTGGCTTCCCTTTTTGGACTGGCGCTTCAACCTCTTAGTCAGGTTGTCAATGATCGCCTTACCCTCTTGCTCACGAGTGAGAAGGGAAGCCTCCTTACCAGCAATCTGCTGCTGCAGTTGCTGGCGTTGCTGATCCAGTTGAGTGAACTCATCGTCACTACGGAGAATCATCGCCTTGGTTTGAGATACCTCATCAGCGTCGAGCATCTGCCCATACGCCAACCCAGTCTTCTTCTTACCAAGGATCTCCGAAGCGGAAACGAACGTATTGCTGTCCGCGTCACCTATCTGGATGTGCGTGTACCCACCGTCAGGATCACGAGTCTCCATCCAACGGACCACCGCTGCGCGAGACTCAGGTGTCCCACGTGACTTACCACGTACGAAATTGACAGCATCCTGCGATCCGAGCTGCGCAAGCAACTCCTCGTCGCTGTAACCATTAGGCGTGAAGACGGCAGGGTTAGAAGTTGCAGCCTGACGCTCCAATTGAGGGATCAGATTGTCGGCGTAATCCTTACCGGCGAGAGAACCAGGGGGTACAGCATCAATGCTGTCCACGCCAACACTCATCATGTCCGGTCGAACCATTATCCGGTAACCGTTAGGGGCTGAAGTGTCATCAACCAGTACTCGACCGATCCCGTTCTCAACCATCAACCGGCCCATGACGTTCTGACGCCACCCGCCCATTTGACTGGCGTCCAACACGGACGGCTCGTAAGGAGTGAACTTCTCCAAGGGTCGCCGCACGGCATCGATCTCGCGCATCTCGGTGAGAGCCTTCTTGTGTCGTCTCATCAACGCGGATACCCGTAAAGCTTCATCAGATAATTCGTCAACCCTGACCATGTTTGGCGGGTCTAACCAAATGAATACCTCATGCTCATGGTCACCCATGCGGCGACCACCGATGTGACGCATACCCTTGAAGCCACGATCGCGAAGTGCGTTCACGAAAAGCATCTGAACGTCATAAACAGCTTCGGTATCCTGCGTCCTATCAATCCCTCTGAGATTCAGTATGTATTCTTCTAAGGCGTTTTTGTAGTCAGCAATATTTATTGGATCCGTTCTGGGCGATCCCATAAAGGGAGAGAACTGATCCTGAGTCGTTTCCATAACTATTTCTTCAATGCGCTCGTACGCATCTGCGATATCAATGTCTTCGTCAACCTGAAGGAGAACATCCTCGACTAGCTCGATGAACCCTTCCTCGATCTCCTGAAGTTCCTGTGGATCCATGCCTGCCACGTTTTCCATGGGAGTGTCAAGGTCGAAGAATTGAGACTCTGGGGCGTCGCTGGGCTCTATCGCGTAAAACACCGGGTTATCGACATCATCGATCGCTACAGCCTTAGCAGTCAAGTACGAGCCAACGACTTCAGGGTCACGACTTGTGTAAAAACCAATACCATGAAGATTGTTGACATTCGTTTCAGTCATCGCTGGATCTGGCGATATCTGGTCGCCACGAACCCGAGCGCCGCCATGGAACGTAACGTCATCACCCAGAAACTCAAGTTCCGGCAGGGACGCTACGTATGCAGGATCATTAAGGTTTTCCTGCAAAGTGTACTTTGCTAACTGATACTCCTGCTGGCGTTCTTTCACCCTCGCGCTGGACCGCTTCCTATCCTTAATCAACTTCTTCAGCGTCTTAGCGGTGATGAGAACATCGTTGTCAATCATCCATTGACGCAAGGAAGGAGGAAGCCTCGTCGCTAATGCGCGTAAACGCAGAGCGTCAGCGATAAGGGGATCAGACTCCGCTATCTCAAGCAGGTCCTCAAGTTCGTCCAAGAATTGAGATTCGTCATAGAACGCATCCTCATCAAACTCGAAGAGGGCTTCAGCCTCTGCCCGAAGTCTCCTTATTTCGGGGGTTGCGTCCTCCTCAAGCTTCTCCTGAATCCTGATGGGTTCTAGACCCGTCTCCCCGTCGTACTCACCAGTCCTGGGGAAAGCATCAAACGCCGGGTCATCCCTCCCAGGAAGCTCAATGTTCTTACTGCGCAGGTCGACAGTCTCTCCGTAAACCGAAGCGCGAACGTGAGTGACAGTAGGAAGCTTGTCCCTATGCAGTAAAGCCAGGTTGTTCTCCAGGACGTCACCCATGGTGACCTCGCTGGGGGACCGCACAATCTCATACGTCCCATTACCCTTACGCCGCGTCACGTAGTGACCCTGACGGACAGCCTTCCTGACCGCTGCCTGCTGAGCGATCATCTGAAGTTCGTAGTAACGCTCCAGATCCTCTGGAGTTTGACCGAACTTGACTCGGTCGTACTCTTCCCGCTGAGCGAAAGTCAGGTGCTCCTTGATCTGAGCGTTGGTCGGGTCTTCACCGTCACCCAACCAAGCGTTCGGGTTGACGAACTCGTCAGTCTCATTCGCGGACTGGAGTCGAGCAGCCTCCTCATTCTCGAAACCGCTGGCAACCTTCGCCCTGCGCCGAGAGTTCACGTTGAAAAGTGGGTTCAAGGAGGTGACAGGTACGACTATCTCGTCAGCGGTATCCAGAAGTTCTTCAGTAGCCAAACCAGCCTTGAGGGTTTCTACTTCTTCCCAAACAGCCCCGGCAGCGGTCGCCTGACGATCCTTAGCCTCCTCCGTGAGGCTCTTACGAGCGGCCTTCTCAGCCTTCTCTTCCTTCTTCCGAACCGTCTTTTCAACGCCTTCAAGTTCGTCCTCGTCAGTCTTGAGAGCGGCACGCTCCTCATCGATCTGGCTCTGCTTCGCTCGAAGAGCATTCAGCTCGTTCCTGATCTGCCGCCTGTTGTAGAAGCGGAAGGGCCGAACTACAGCGTCAGTAAGTTGACGAGCGCGGTAAGCAGCAGCAGCAGGACCTCGAATATCCGCAGCAGTCGTTCCAAAAGCGCGGTCCTTGAAGTAGCCAACTGTTCCGAAAGCGGCCAACTCGCGAAGCCAACCTTCGGCGACGTTGCGCTGCGTGTAACCCAGGCGCATCAGAACCAGCGGACGCCAGATCGCGTCGAACGTCGCGATAGCCCCACGGTCCGCAGACAAGGAGACTTTCTTGAATGCGCGTGAACCACCCGTGGCACCCTGAGCGCCGTCAAGGCGCATGATGGTTTCCAGGAAGTTGAAGTCAGTAGTGCTTGTCGACTCAGCAAGGATCGACTGCAGTTCAGGAACGACGACAATTTCTTCGTCATTCGTGAAGAAGCCGCGCTCCTTGAGCTGATTCTCGATGCCCTCTTTGAATCCCTTGTACTTGCTGACCATCTCCTCTACTTGCTTGGAAGACAGTCCGTACTCGATCTGCAACTCTTTAATGAGTTGCTGCTCGAACCTTTGAAGAACCACGAAACGCTCAGAAGCGGAACGGGCATTCAAGGCCTCGTTGATCCAGTAACTTCTGAAAGCATCAGCGGTGATCGGGTCATCCGCTCCCTCAACACCGATACGGTCCCGAGAGGAAGGCATGTAAGCCGTCTCAGGGTTCAGTCGTGCAAGGCGACGCATCATGGGGAGAGTGCCGAAAGCACTATCCATCTCATCGATTAAGTCATCCGCGCTGGTCGACAGGTCAACGTGACCGTTCATCCTCATGGTGCGCAGGTAGTTACCGCCCGAGTGGATGTAACGAATCGTCCTACCGAACTTGCCACCCGACTTGAACACTTGGCTCTGCCACAAGTACCTTCCAGCGGCACGCTCAGCCTGCTTCTTGGCCTTGAACTCCATGCGGCCTGGGCTATTCGGTCCGCTCTGAAACTTAGACAGCCGGATCTTTCCGAACCTAACCGTGTCAGGGAGACCGCTGGAGCGACCGAATCCGCGGACCATGGAATCCAGTTGTGCTAAAGCGTCGTTCGTTTCAAAGGCTTCCTGTAAGACTTCATCGAGGTCGTCCTTCTTGCGGTCGATCACATCACCGATAGACCGACCCATGAACGTGCCCCCGAAGTTGTCGGAGAAATCCCCCAACTGCGCGAGGTCTTTACGTATACGCTCTTGCGCTTCCATGTTCAGTCGGAGACTGTCCGCTGCAGCCTTGGACACATCCCTACCGTTGTTCAGTAACTCCTCAACGGCTCGAACATCACCCATCATCCCGCGCAGAGCGAGACCGGCCTCGTAGTAGTTATCGTCCTTAATCCCACCGAAGACGTTCGCCACAAGGCTTGCATCGCTCGAGTCCTGAGCGAGAGCGTGACGGTACATTTGCTCTTTGTTCAACCGGAGCGTCGAGTCGACTAGGCGACCAACGTCAGTTTCCTTAGCGTTGACTACCTGCTCAACACCCTTAGAGTCGACGTATGTGGCAGTCTCCTGCCCCGCCCTCCAGGCACCATGAGCGGCGAGATTCTTCGCCGCAGAGTCCAAGTCACCCAGGTCGTCGATGGCTCTGGTGAATAGTTGACGTCCAGCCCAACCCGCGCCTTTAGCTGCGAGAATGTCTGGCGCGGCCCACCACAAGATAGCCGCATCCGTCGCGCCAGTTATCCAGCGACCAACACCCTGGTTGAACGCTGAGTCGTTTTGACGAGAGTCGTAAATATCAAAGTCTGAGTGAAGCCCAGTCATCCACGACGTCAGGCCTCTAGTGTTCGCCGGGTTTTCGATGTAATCCTTCGAGTGCTCAATTACTTTCGCATCGATGCGGGACTGCATGTCACCGGGAACAACTAGGTCAACCGCGTTCAATACGTGACGACCAGTCGTCAGGGATATCGCCTGACCTGGGGTTACCTCGTCGTTCCAAACCCGAGCGTACGTATCAAGAATGTCCTGCGTCTCGAAACCATCCCGATACAGCGGGTTGGGGGATCGTTCTCCCGCAATGGCCGTGAGGGGGGCGTTCATGACGGAACCCGCGATAGCGGTGTTTATTCCCCGCTGCGCACCCTCAAACGCATCAAGGGACATCGCCGCTGGTGCTGCGACCGCCTTCACTCCACTTGGAAGACCCGACTCGCTGAGCGCCCGGTTGATCTCACCTGGGGCTCTACCCGAGGCTGCTTGAGCGCCCTCGCTTACAGCGGAAAAAGCTGTAGTGGGGTTGGCACCTGGAAGGCCACCAAAGGTAAGTCCCGTAGCGAATCGTTTCGCCTGAGTCGTGGCTGCCCGAGCGGCAGCCTCCAGAAGGCTCAGTTGATCCGCTTCCTCCTTCTCTGAGGGTAAACCAAAGAAGGCTCGAGGAAACTTATTCAGATCCGAGTAGGGATCATTGAGTTGCTGAAAAAAACCATCGGCGCGGTTAGCCAACGTCCTCACCAACCCAACTCAGTACCGCGTCACGGTCATCAACCGTTTCCCACGGAACTTGAGCCAAGGCATACACGAGCGGGGCGTTACGCAAGCCGACCTTCTCCACGCCTGCAGCAACATTGTTAACGAAACTAAGTTCACTCACGCATTTCCTCGAATGAAACGAACAAATTGACGGAAAGTCTCAGGTGTTCCTTCTTGAGCAGCCATCCGGTCAAACGCCGGTAGGTACTTCGCGATCATCTGCATGTCATTATTGAAAGACTGGTCACGAGGGAGGATCTCCGTGCCGGGACCAGCACCCATGTCAGCGCCCGTAGTGATCGGCTCTTTAGGTCGAGAAGAAGCCGAAGTCAGGGGGACAGGGCGGGGCATCGCAGGGCCACCCGACATCGGGGCACCACTCTGGATTTCCTGAAAATCTTTCTGCTCACCGTAAGCAGCATCAGGAATATCCATCGCTGCCTGCGTTTGCATGTCAGTCCTCTGACTCATCGCACCAGGAGGTGACATCGCCTGACCTGTGTTATTGAAGCCACCAGATTTCGCCATCAGTCACCTCCGGTTTAGATTCAGGAGTTTCCTCACCATCGGGAATTTCCTCTTCGTCTTCCTCGAAATCCTCGATAGGGATGTAGCCGGTCTCTATGGCAGCGATGATGACGTCGCGAAGCGACTCTTGGGCACGCGCACACATGTCATGGACTAGGTCAGGCGAGTACCCGACCCCTTCAGAAGCTATGACCGTGTAAGCGTCACCGACACCCACACGAACTACAGTTCCTTTATCCATGAAAACCTTCCTGATGCCCAAAGGGGGCCGCAGTTTTCAAGACCGCGACCCCCTTCAGGGGTTAGTTACCGAATCGGTTGATCGTTGGGTTTGCCAACGCTTGATGCGGAGGGCTTGGGCCGCTCACCAGCTCCAGGGCTGGATCCCGTCGGTACTGTGCCAACCCGCTCGTCGCGAGTGACATTTGTCTTCGGAGTTCCCTGAGTTGTTCCAAACATCGCCATGTGCTTACCTCCCTCCGCTTACGCGATTTGTGACTGACGCATCGTGCGTGCAGCCATAGAAGGCTGACCACTTGACGTCAGCCCCGCCAGCAATTGCTGCATTCCTTGAGGCTGCGCCTCAGGAGGTTGACCCCCACCCTGTGGCATGCCCGATTCGTTTTCTTGGACCATTGCGCCCATCGGGTCTTCTTGCCCCAGAGTCGGGGAATCTGTGGGTTCAGGTGGCTGGAACGCTTTCTCAATCGCGTCCTCGATCGGTGTGCCCTTCTTGCGAGCATCAACGAGTTCCCCAAGAACTCGAACCACCTGACTTGGGTCCTGCCCAGCGGCAGCCAACTGCGGGAGAGTCTGCGCGTACGACTGGACAGATACGAGAGCCGCTTCGCGCAGCTTCTCAACGTCGATAACTTTCTCTTCTTCCGAGACGTTCATGTTCACCGGAAGGTTTCGACGTAAGAATGATTTACTAATAAGGTTCGCACCCAAAGCCTGCAAGCCCCACACGAGCGCACGATTGGGGTCCAGACCCGCCATGACCCCGTACTCATGAGTGACCGTGTACTTGCCCTTAATGTCACGACCAGGCGTGTACTTCAACTCGAACGGTGAGCCGTTAGTGGACGCGAAAACTTTTTTCTCCACGTCCCCCCAAATAACCTCATCCATCTCGAGGGCGAGGCTCATGGCCTCGCCAAGCGCGTCACCGAGCATCGCTTGCGACGTCTTGATTCGAGTGTCGAAGCCACCCATGAGGGCCTGAACTCCACGGCCCGTCACGACGGAGGCGTCCATCTCACCAGATCGAGCCTCTGGGTAGCGAGACCCGAGGCGAAGCTCATCATCAAGGACCGCGTTCTCCATCATCGCCGAGCGCGGCAACTCAAGTGGAATGCGCCGGATACGTTCGGGGTTCTGCGAACGGAGGATCGCGTCAGGTCCAAACGAGAACTCTTGAACATCTTGCGGCAAGGCAATGGGTGACTGGACTGCCTTCTGAGTGGCTTCCAGGCTCAACATCGCCAGGTACGCTTTCGCGGCGAACACCCACAGAACGTCATCGAACGCGCCACGCTGCTCACCGTCGAGCGTCGGCAGTTCCGCGATAGTCACGGGTATTCTGGAAATCTGGTTCTCGTATTGAGAAAGAATCAGGCCGTCCCTCTTGGGGACGAACAGTAGAACCCTGTCCTTATCGTAGAAGTGCACGAGATCGAGAGTCTCGTCGCTGTCACGATTGTTGTACGCGCTGTTCTTCACCAGGCGCGACGCATGCTCAGGGAACATTGCTGCTAGTTCGCTTGCACGGTAGTAGAAGGTTCGAGCGTATTGAACGACGTTGCCCCAGCGGTCCTTCTCGTAGTACGTACCCATCGAGTCGTCTACGTGAACGAACGGGCTCCCACCGTCATAGTTGGGCTCGACGCGGAAGGGCACGAAGCCGTACGTGTTCATGCGGTCGGCAGCCGTCACTAGGTTTGTTCCGAGCCTCGAGCTGTAAGCGAGAGCATTAATGATCCGCGTCAGCTTGTCCTGCCTGGAACGCTTCGACTCATCCAGGACGCTGTCACCAGCAGCGGTAAGGGTCGGCATGACGCCGACCATCTCTGCCGTATCCCTGGCGACAACATCAATGAAGTTGCCCACGACCGGCTTAGGCCAGTCACCAGGGAACAACCCCTTGAACACCAACTCTGGCTTACCTGTACGGACCAAGTTCACGGCACGCATGCGCTGATCCCGTGCGGTGTTCTGGCGACGAAGTCGATCCATCGTAATTGTTGCTTCGTGCGCGAAGTCAGCCATGAGCCGCTACCACCGCTCCCTATTAGCCCAGTACGCAGCGGAGAGTTTTCCCCGCCTGATGTTCTTCCCGTGGCGTGACTTGAAGTTGGCTCGCTTCTGCTTGTTAGCCGCAGACTCACCCTTCTTCGGTTTACCTGCTGTCTTCGCGCCCTGCTCCCCGAAACGGATCGTCTTCACCTGATCGCCTTCCTTGGCAACCACGACACCCCACTTCGTGGGGTGATTAGGTGTCCGCTTCGGCTTGTTGTAACCGGATACGCCAGCACGCTCCAAGCGTGAGTCTTTCTTCTTACCTGGCTTCTTGGAGGCCACTACTTCTTCTTCTTCCTCTTCACCGCAGCGTTATCCACAAGATTCGGGTACGGGCGACCAGCGGCCTTAGCCCGCCTCTTTGCAGCAGCCTTCTGCGCACCAGACAAGGGAGTAGATTTTTTCTTCGGGTTTGGTTTGTTCCAGAAGGCTTTCTTCGCCGCCACTACTTCTTCTTTTTCTTGGCTGACTTAGCGGCAGCAGTACCCATTGACTTGGCGACACCTCGACCCTTCGCAGCCTTCTTCGCTGCTGCCTTACCGGCCTTCGTGTACGGGTACTTCTTTCCGTTAACCATCGGCATAGCCGACCTCCTAAACCCACGCTGCCGCGTGATCCGCTTGATACAACTCGTCGAGATTGACAACCATTTGCCTATCCCGGTCCCTCTCGTTCAGGAACTGGTTACTGCCCCCGAAGAACACAGGCCTACGGGAATTCGATGAGATCTCCCTCGCTCGAAGCTCCGCGAACCACAAAGCCATCACCGTGTCCTGCCTGCGGTACTTCGTCTTCACGTTGGGAGACCAAGAAATCAACTCCTCAATCAGCATCTTCACGCCATGCGATTGAGACGAAGGCAACTCGATGAGACCGTCACCTTGATGAGTGCGCTGGTTCGAGGGGCCGGTAGCGATCGTGCCGAACAAGCCAGACATCGAAGCGACACCAAAATCAGGGTCCTGCTTATTCGTGTTCGTGTGATGAGGCTTAACGACCACGCCCCGATCCGCGAGGCTTTGATTGATCTCCTCGTCATACACCAAGAAACCCTGGAAGGCGTTAGCCTCAATCACCCACTCGTTAGGCCGATACGTGTCAGTCATCGAAAAGATCAAGTCACGAATCTGCGCGGGGGTAGGCCCCGCCATCACCCGCACATCCAATACGTAGCGGTTGCCGGTGTAGCGGTCTATTGCGTAAGCGACCGCAGCGGTGTTCCCCGCTACAGCGGGGTCCATGCTGCACACGGTGTAGTAACCGTCTGTGTTCTTGGGGTGGCTGGTGGCACCTGGCTGTAGGGGGCCGCTGGTGCGGCCACCGTTGACGCAGCCTCGAACGGCCACGGCATCGAACACGGCGTCTTCCTCGACGTCCTGGTTCATGTACACGAGGGACCATTTCTTAGGTCCGACCTCGTTGCGGACGCTCGCTAAGCGAGGACCCGTCCACCGGGTGTAGTTGCCTTCATCGTCGGGCTCGTCACCTTCAACGAAAGCCTCATCCGATACGGGCCAAAGGGTCTGCCAGTCTTCCGGCTGGTCCGCGTACTCCAGTACCGCTGGCATGCTCAAGTACGTCCAGGGGATCACGCCGTCGGTGTAATGCTCCGCGTTACGCAGCTCCGAGTACAAGTCGACGGGTGCCACGCGAGTGCCGACGATCAGTAACTGACCGCCAGGTCCCAGGCGGGACGCGACCTCCTGACGAACCCAGTCCATCTGCTTCGGCCACTCGTTAGCGTTAGACAACGTGACCGTGTCATCGAGGACGATGAGGCTCGCACGCGAACCGAAAATTTGGCCCCCCATGCCGAGTGCTTCGATCGTGGGGTCCTTGCTCTCACCAGTACGAGAATCACCATCAAGGTAGACGCGGGTAGCGGACCATTGATCGCTCGTAGCCTTCCACCCGTCAACAGGTGAGAACGCGAGCTGAAGGTCAGCGTAATTCGGGTGAGTGAGACGCGACTTAATCGCGTACAACATTTTCTTACTCATCTCCTGCGTCTTCGACACGATCATCACGGAGATGTTGGGATCCTGAATGATCCGATAAGACACGTACTCGATGGTGATGGTCATCGACTTTGCATGATTAGGCGGGACGTTAACCAGCAGACGCCGATGCCCAGCAGCACCCGGCTCGTACACCATCGAAGAGTGAAGCTGCGAAGGTTCACGACCCTCAAGCAGATCCACCATGTTCGCCTGATGCGGCCAGATCTTCCGGTTCAAGTAACGGCCAGCGAAATCCGTGAACTCACCAGCCTCCTGCTGACGAGCATCAGGATCCGTGGAAGCCGACCGGACCCGGTCCATGAACAGCGCCCAATCCTTATCCTTACGTCGCTGCTCCTCATACCAAGACCGAGACCGACCGACAACCTTCAACGCGGCAGCGATACTCGAGCCCTGACGAACCTGATCAACCAAGGCATCACGCACCTGGGACGCAGGACGGTTATCCCGCCTATGAAGATTCGCCACGAAAAAACCTCTCTACTTATATAGAGGGGGTTGCGAGCACGAAAAGCAACCCCCAAGGAAGAAACTCGCGGCGGTGACAAAAGCTGCTTCCAGCAGAAGCGTGAGGCAGCAAAGCCTCACGCCCAACAACCAAAACACAACATGCCATCAACAAGAACAAGACCCGATACGAGGGGGAGCAAGGGGGGTACCCCCAGGTACACCTCTGGCAGGTTGAGACCTCGGGCTGCAAGCCCTCAAAGCAGCCACTTCGTGGCTACAAACAAGCGGTGAAGACGAGCCCTGAACGAACGCTAGTGAGTTCAGAGCGAAGCTCTTCACCCTCTACTAATAAAGAGGGGGTTGCGAATGGCACTATGCAACCCCCAGAGACAAAATCGTTACCAAACAAGGGCATAAATAGCCCAAAAGAACCACCACACCCCCACCATTTGGTGAATTTTTCTCACAGGCTAGGTGGGGGGTAGGGGGGCGGCCCGATGTTAAAAGCCCCCGGTTCGTCCCGACATGTCCGATTTGTACGATAACGGACTTAGGGGCCAGTCTGCCTTTCGGCGCGGGCGGGGGGTACCGCGAGTCATGCTCACGTGCACTCGAGGCGACAGCCTGTCCTTTCATATCGGAGATATGGCCCCTTGGTTTTGGCTCCTTATGGCTCACCTTGGGCTTTGATTGGGTGCCGAAGGCTGTGTGCGCGTGAGCTCGCGGGTGATCACGTCATGCGGCGGGTGGTCTCGCGTCATGACGCAGGGCGAACGGCGGGGAGCAAGGCACGGTTCGAGGCTTGACATCGATTGCAACATGCTGCCAAGGTTGGTGCCGAGCCGGTCCGAATGAGGTCGGCCAGTCGAAAGGAATCATGCTCATGTCGGTTTCGTACCTTGACACGATCGTTGCCATCAGAGATGGCCAGGGGATTGCTTACTCGTCTTTGACGAAGGCTATGAGGGTTCATGTTCGTTCCTTACGGAACGACGACGTTATCGCTTCCTTCGTAGGGGACGATGGCACGGTAACAAGTCTTGATGACCCCGAAGGGGTCGTGTGGTTCACCGCTTCTGGCGAAGCCTACGTCGAAGCCCTCGAAGCCGGAGGCTTGATTGGTCCTGTGCAGGAAGTTCCTGCGGCACCTAAGCCCAAGCGGTCTCGGCGTAAGTCGAAGACTGTGCGGAAGACCACGAGGAAGGTTCCGTCTCCTTCGGAGTCTGTGGAGTCTCCGGTCCTCCCGAAGGGGACTAAGGCTCGTCGGTTGTCGGGGAATCAGCATGGCGACACCCTGCACACGGTCGAGGCGAAGCCTGAGGTGCACACGGTGAACGGGATTTCGCAGAGTGTCCTAGAGGACATGATCTCCGAAGCCATCGCCAAGGCTCTCACGGTCTAGTGCTCGCTCGGGGGCTCAGACCACGGTCTGAGCCTCCTGTGAGTGCACTAGCACTCGAACCTCAATCGAAGATTGGAGTCGAAAATGTTGCTTGACCACGACAGTCACCGCATAGCGGTGGAATGTGGCGACACTTCCACCACTTTGGTGGTGGACGTTCGGAATGGTTTCATGCTCACCCTTTCGGGTGAGGAGTGGACCGACGAGGAAGACTTCTTGGACGAGGTCCCCGTGCGTTGGACTGCGGTCCCAGGGTTCTGTGGAACGTTGCCTCCTGCGCTACTTGCGCCTTTGCAGTTCTCCTGGGCACGGGGGAACCTCGACAAGGTCGAGATGGACCTCTACTGCTTGGCTCACAGTCTCGGCGACGATGACTATGTCGGCTTCGCCGATTGGATCAAGGATTACCAACTCTGCGCATGACCTGCATGACCCACACGCTCCCTTTTAGCACACCGTAGGTGTGCTTTTTGGGAGGTAGCGACTTCGGCCCAATGAGCCGTTGCGATGACGGAAGGAACTACACATGAGCACGATCAGCCTCTCGGCAGAGTCCCGCAAACTTGACGCCTTTCAGGTGCTTGATCCCTACGCACTCCGTAGCGTCCGCTACTCACATACAGACGAGGATGGCGAGGACTTCTGGGTCCTCGTGTGCCGTCCCTGTGCAGGTGCAGGCTTCGACCTCGACTCTGACGAAGTGTCCTCCTGCGCAGAGTGCGACGGTCTCGGCGAGTCGAACCCTCTCACCTCGTACGAGGTACGCCAGGTCCTCACTTCCTAGGCACGCTTCCTGTGCACGAGCTGCGGCACGTGCATAGGGAGGGGCTGCCTAGCCTCAAGTCAATCAGAGATTGGAATCACCTTGTACACAAGTAACTACCTGAAGGGTCTCCACACCGTGGAGTTCTCCTCCTACGGAACGATTGGATGGTGTCGCGATGAGTAAGACTCTGCCCCTGCCTACGGCAGTCGTGCCGTCAGAGTTCGCCATGCTCAGGGTCGAAGGGGACCTGAAGGTCCTCGTGCGTTTGCTTGACGTGAAGCCTGCCTACGGCAAGTTCCGTTACGAGGTCTCTCCTGCGCACGGTACCGGCAAGAAGTGGGTCGATTCGGACCGGCTCTTCCCTGTGCTCGACGACGCGGACACCGCGTGATCGTGTCACGCACGGATGTCAATAGTCATTGACATCGGGATTCGCAACATGCTAACTTCGATACCGACAACGACGACCCCCAAGGAGGGCCGCGATGACTCTAAAGCGATCGAACGACCGCAAGACCACGAACATGTCGAATGCACGTGGCGACCAATCGAAGATCAAGAATGCCTTCGGCTTACCTGCCGGTAAGGACTTCTCCTGTGTAGGGGAGACCGCCACCTGCGGTGCCGTCTGCTATGGCAAGCGCATCGAGAACTACCTACCTTCGGTGCGCCGACTGCTGCAGCACAACTGGGATCTCCTGCGTACGGCAGAGCAGGACGAGATGTTCTACCTGCTCAGGGACATGATCGCCGACTTCGTCCGTGAGTGCGAGAAGCACGGTGCTCCGAAGATGTTCCGTATCCATTGGGATGGCGACTTCTTCTCTCAGGAGTACACCATTGCATGGTCCATCGTCATCGGGATCTTCGAGGACGTCCAGTTCTGGGCATACACACGTAACGGTGAGGCTGCGAAGCACCTTGCCATCATGGACCACGACAATCTCGGCTTGTACTTCTCCATGGACAGGGACAATGCGGACCTAGCGCACGACCTGCGTACGAGGTTCCCCAACCTGAAGGTTGCGACCCTGGCCGACACTTTCGAGGAGGCTCGTGATCTTCACATGGACGCTCTCGGAGCTCGCGTGGGCAAGTGCCCCGAAGTTGCCGGTCGTATCCCTCTCATCACCACCGATGGTGGTGCTTGCAAGACCTGCGCTCTCTGCCCTTCGGGCAAGACGGACATAACTTTCGCCATTTCGGGCCGATAGCAACATACAAACACAGGAAGGAGTAACCGATGGGTTACTACGTCAATCTGCGATCAGCGCATTTCCATGTACCGGAGACATGGTCGGTACTGCAGGTCCTGAAGGACCTGAACAAGCGGGACGACCTCAAGGAGGGCGGCACGTACCAGAGTGGCCAGAAGACGGAGTCTTGGTTCAGAGGAATCGGACCCAAGTACGACGAGACGTGCACAAGTGTGCAGGAAGTGTTCTATGAACTCGGCTTCGATACGGAGATCATCGACGAGCCGTGGGGCAAGGCTGTAAGCCTCGATTACTACGACGGCAAGGCAGGACAGCAGGAACTGTTCTGCAGAGCAGTTGCCCCGTTCATGGACAAGGGCTCGTACATCGAGTGGATCGGCGAGGACGGTGCCCAAGAAGTGTGGGTCGTCCAAGACGGAGAACTGAAACTGCTAGTGCGCAAGGAGGAGAAGTGGTGGCAGTAGCAAGTAAGCAGGACGTGTACAGGGCAGAGTGGACGCTGGAGAAGATCATGTCTAACGATGCCCCGTACAAGGTGCACGGCAGCACCATGGTGCTGCCCGACGAGATCAAGTTCTCCGACCTCGAACACATCAGGGTGTACGTGGGTCGCGTCATTGACGTAGTCAATATCGAACTTGGCAGGAGTCACACTCACCCAGAGGTGAGGCTGGGCAGGAAGGACCTTCGCAAGAAGGCTTACTGCACAGGAAGCGTCATTGTTCTCCCTCATAGGGAGAGTGGGGCCTGGGCTTGGACTAGGACCGTGGTGCTCCACGAGTTGGCTCACTTCCTCACCCCTGGGCACGGCCATGACGCCACCTTCGCAGGGATGCTCACCTATCTCTTCGAGATAGCGATCAGCCCTGAGACGGCGTTCGTCTACTCGACTCTCCTCATGGAGAGTGGCATGAATCCAATCCGACCGGAAGGAATAGCGGCATGAGTGATCTCATGGACAAGATCGGTGCTCTTCTGCTGAAGGCAGAGCGCAGCGATAACGAGCACGAGCAGGACGCCTTCATGAAGAAGGCGCAGCAACTTGCCACCTTGGCAAGTATCGACTTGGAGGCTGCGCGTCTCCGGCAGGAGACGAAGGAGCAGCGTGAGACGCCGGAGGCACGGCACGTGACCCTGTTCAAGGTGAGCGACAAACTTCAGACGAAGTCTTACTTCATCGAACTGTTCATGGCTATTGGCAGAGCCAATGACTTGCGCTTCTTGATCAGCCACTACAACAACTACGTTGTTGCTCATGGCTTCCCTTCGGACATCGACGTGACTGAGGCTCTGTACCAGAGCCTGAGCGCACAGATGGTTCAGTCTGCGGAGCAGTACCTCAAGCGCAAGGAGTACCGCAACGAGTGGGTCACTTACGAAGATCCGTCAGGCTGGAGGCGTGAGGCTAAGCGCATGGATGGTCGGACTGCTCGCCGCAACTTCTACGAAGGGTTCCGAAGTCGGATCGGTGAACGTCTTCGCGAAGCGAAGAAGGAAGCCATCGCTCAAGCGGAGCAAGTGGAGGTGGCCGAAGGTCAGACAGAGTCTGCTGCTCTTGTACTCAAGGGCAGAGTGGATGAGGTCGAAGCGTTCTACCAGTCGAAGATCGGTAACAGGACAGGGTCCTGGCGGGGCGGAAGCAGTGCCAGGTACAGCAAGTCTGCTAACGCAGCCGGTTCGAGTGCAGGTTCCCGAGCTCGCATGGGTGGGGGAGCAAGCCTTAGTGGAAAGCGAGGAATGATCAATGCCTGAAAGCAACATGCAAACACGGCCTATTGGCCGTGAGGAAGCAGTCAAGCACATGTACAGGGGGAAGATCCTGGACAACGTTGATGTCCAGGATGCCACCGTCATCGACTTCGAGTGGGATGACAGGTACTTCGACGAGAGCATGAACCCAGGGGGAGTGCTCATAGCCATCAGGGTCCCTGCCTGGGCAATCGGCGAAGCCCACTACAACGAACCCTACGTCACTTGGAGTTTCGTCCTCCGTGAGGACGCGACGATGCTCTGTGTGCAGGGGCACTACTTCGATCAACTCGAACCTGCCGTGAACGACTTCTTGCAACGCAAGCCGAAGAACAAGGTGTGGGAGTGAGTGCGGTGCTGGTGGTGGCCACT